TCCAAGTACAAATAGTGTACCCCATCTGACAGCAGTTTTCCAAACTGAGCTTTTGGTTTGTCTCCAACCTTCAAGCAAATCACGCAATTCTTTTACATCATGCACAGCGTTTTCGTCGTGCAATCCTATTCTGGACAAAGCTCTATCCGAGCCTTTTTCTGCGGCTTCAAGTATTAGAGATTTTAACTCACTTCTTGTTATACCATGCATTTTTTCACCATCAGGCAATGTCATCTGTAATTTCTACCTCTATGAAGCGATTATTAGGAAAAGTTTCAATCTCTCCACCAGTAAAAGTTACCTCAAATTCAGCCTCATAAGAACCAATTGTGTCTGTATCTGCCGCAACCCAGCTATAATAAACTAAGCCATTATCTGCGTTTTCTATAACAGCCGCCGCGTCTACTTTTGCAGAAGTGTCTCCTGTTTTTCTCATATGAAACCTAATACTTGCACCAGTTAAATCAACAACCGCACCCAAGCCATCTTTTAGAGTAGCTTGCAGTGCTGGTGAGGTATCATTTTGTTTAATAAAGAACGCCATATTCTATCCTTACACGTTTTACGCCGCTAATTCAACGTTATTTGGTTTATTGTTAATTATACAATTATTTGAAGATTTGATAGTTGTATCTACAATAGACCTACTTTCAGCTTCATTTGCTATTCTACCTAACGCCGCATCATAAAGAAGTGTTGGAATAATAGGCGCACCAGAAATCAATTCACCTGTAGAGAAGTTATAAATATGAGCTAGTGATGCTTCATCTATTGTTGGAACTCCAGATGTTATAGTGTTTGCACTTAATGTATGCCCTTGATTGATTGAAGTTGTTGGTACTGTAGGTGGTTCAGTGTTTAAATTATCAGCGCTAAATGTTTCGTCTTCAAACATTGTTGCATTACTTACTGATGCTGGAGCTGTAATTAAATTGTTAGATGCAAAATTATATACAACTAGCATTGTAGAATTTGAAACTACTGGACTTTCAGTATTTAAGCTTAGTGCATTAAGCTCATGCTCTTGCTCAAAATCAGCTGTTGAAACATCAGGAGCGCCAGCATCAATATTAGGCGAAATAAATACATTATTTTCGACAAATGCAGTATTAGGAATTACTGGCGACTGCGATAGTAAATTTGAGGTTTCAAACGTTTCTTGCTCACTAACAAATATATTTGGTATATCTGGCGCGCTACTAACTAAATTATTTGTGACAAAATCATGACCTTGTATAAATTCAGCTTTGGGTACACTTGCTTGATCAGTTATTAAGTTTCCAGCATTAAATGTCTCACGTTCAGAAATTCCATGCGCTGGAACGCTAGGCGCGCCACTCAGAAGCTCTGGCGTTGTTATGATATGATCTTGCAATATTGTGACAGCGGCCAATGTAGGGGCTTCTGTGTCTAAATTAGGAGCATTAAAGGTTTCATCCTCAAATGCAGTTGCGCTTGGAACGCTTGGAAGCTGTGTAATTAACTCATTTGTATTAAAGTTATGCCTTTGATCAAGAACTAACTGTGGAAGTATTGGCCTATTTGATATTAATCCATTTGCTACAAAAGTTTCATCCTCTTGCATAGTTGCATCATCTGGTACTGGCTGTTGTGTAGATAGCGCTTCACCAATTAATATTTGGGTTTGATTAATAGCAGATGTAGACAAAATGGGTTGCAATGAAATTGTATTATTTGCAGTCAGTATGTTTTCTTCTGTAAAAGAACCTTGTTCAATATTAGGAGCTTGTGCCTCAAGATTTACAGCAATAAAGGTTTCTCGTTCCGACATTGGTATATTGGGAACGTCTGGGTTTGCTGATATAAAGTTTGGCGCTTGTATTTCTTGATCTTGATTTATTGTAGCTGTTCCAAGAACTGGACTTGCTGACAATAGTTCTGGCGCACTAAAGTTTTCGCCTTCAGACATATTTGCGTCATCTACATCTGGTGCATTTGTTATTATATTTCCAGTGGTTAAGACTGCTGATAAATTAAATATTACTTGAGATACTGTAGGTGCGCCGAGTGTAATGCTACCAGCACCAAAAATATTTTTTTCTGTTATATCTGCATTATCAATATTAGGGCTAGATGTAGTTATTCCAACAGCATTGAGTTCATAGTTTTCAGTTCCAGCATCAGCAAAAGGCGAACTTGCAAAGGGACTAGCACCAAAAGACATTATAAAACTCCTATTTACTTATTGCATATATATCATGTTTTTCAGTCCAAACCAAATAACCATTTTCTTCTATTTTTTTAGAAAGGGCTATATCATCAACATGCTTATGCTCAACTTTTATTATTTTTGGTTTTACTCTAAAGGAATAATCTAAGAATATATTTAACTCATGACCCTCAGCATCTACTTTTAAAAAGTCAATTTCATTCATATCATAAACTAAATCATCTAATGTCATAGAATTTACTGTTATTTTCTTATCAAAAAGACCAATATTATCTGGGTGTGAACTTAATTTATAACCAATATGATTTTCAGATACTATATGTGAACATCCTTTAAGCCAATTACCATCATCATTAGCTACGCGCATATCAACTGTACCTTTTATATCTGAAATAGCGTATTCGTGTATTAGAACTGGATAATTTCTGTAAATATCAGTAATTCTTTTATTTAAGTATGGTACTGGTTCTACACAAATTCCATGCCATCCAGCTTTAGCAAGCGGCAAGCATGTATCAAAATCAGCAGAACCTATTTCAACGAAAATTTTATTCATTTATGTCTCCTTTATATCTGCTAGTCCACATAGTAAGGCTATATTTTTTACCAGATATTAGCTCGTTTACATAATGCCCATGAGTTACTTGCGCTGGAAATAGTATACATTGACCATTTTTTACATTTATGTTTGAGAAATTTTGCCTTGGAAAGATTAATTCTGCGCCTTCATAGTCGCTGTTTAGCTTTACACTTCCAGTTACTAAAGATGCATCTGTATGCAAGGGCAGAGAAGTTTGCGTATCTGTTGTATATCTCATAGTAAAAGCGTCCCTAAGACCGAGATGCTCCATAGGTTTCCAAAAACCCTCGGAGATTTTTCCTAACTTTTCATGCCAAAGTCTTTCGTATTCATGCCAAAGACCCAAATCTTTAAGTCTTATTTCTTGAGCTGGGAACTTATCGCCTTCCATAGCGCCCCAGTTTCCACGACTTTCAGATTTATCTATTAGATATTTACATTGATTTTCACTTAAAAAATCCGTGACTAATATATCTTTAGCAACTTCTTCATAATCTAAAGTTAAATAATATGGGCTGACAACTTCTGCCTCTGATTTTGTAAAACCAAATTTGCTTGCCATTTCAACAAAAAAGTCTTTAGCATCAACTCCACCATTGCCATGATATATACATCCACAACAGTTTGTTTCTTTGTTCCATAACTGATTATTTACAACCTGTATATTTTTATCATGGTTTTGAAAAATATAAGCTTCAAAGTCTAATAAAACACTGTAATCTGTTTCAACACCGAACATAGCTAAGTATCTTTGTTGACAATAAAGCTGGTCATCACCATTTGCTGGTTCAGTTATTGGCAACGATATAAAGCTATGTAAGGCTTTTGCTGTACCAATATAGCAACCGCTGTTTAAATATTTATATTTTGTTCCCGTATCTGACCATTTATTTTCAGAATTTTTATCAGGCCAACATTCAGCCTCTGCTCCAAATACTATATCAGCTCCCATTTGCTGGTATCTTGACAATACATCAAGAGGGCTATCTGCAAAGAATGTATCATACCCATCTAAATACAAAATAATTGCATCTTCTGGTGCTGTTGCAAGATATTCATTAACCAATTGTATCTTTGGCATACCAGCAAGACCTTCCATTGGGTCACGCCAAGGGTGATCTTTGCCTATATTAATAACCTCAATGCCATATTTTTTTGCCGATTGATCTAGCGCCCACATTTTTTCTGGTTCTGTAGCAACTGTAATTATTCGAAAATCAATGTCTTTGCCTTCTAGCATTTCTGTATCCTCTATGGTTGATGGTCTAACTGACCTTGGTATTTGATCTACAATAGGTGTTTCGTAGAAGTAATTATTTTTATTTTTAAGCTTTTTTGGAAGCCATTCATCAACAGGTATGATAGCTTTACTATAACCATCTATTAAGTATTTGGCAATTTCTGGTGTTATGGCGTATGCGTGTGTATTATACCAATAACCCATAGAATTTAATCTATAGCCAAGCCAAACGCTATCGTGATCTTTTAGTAAGCTGTCAATTTCTTCTGTATCAATTCCATGTATAACAACATCTTCCTCAAGAATAATGCCATTTTTACCGCTATCAACAATTTTTTCCCAGACCCTTAAATGGCTTACCCCACATGCAAATTCTCCTTTTAAAACCTGTCTTTTATGTAACGGGTCAATCCATGTGCTATCTGGTGTGCATTGAGAATTTACAATAGCTTCTCGCCATGTGTATTTTCTTCCATCAAAAGCGTCATTATTTAATGATATTTGATGTATTATTGCCATTATATTAACTTACAAAATCTTTTAAATTAAAATCAGCGCCATTCATATTACCATCTTTAGCATAATTACTATAAACAAGAACCTCTGGGTCAGAAATTAAAAAATCACAACTTTTGCAATAATCTGGATAATTACCAGTTCTGTGACGTTCTCTTAAATCTTCATACAAAGAGCCATTCCATATTTCTTCAAAGGTATTGTCGTGAACATTGCCTAGAGTTGCCTCTACATCTTTCCCTAAGACCTGACAGCATGGATGAACTGCCCCATTTGCTCTTACTACAGCATCTGGACTGAATGGCCTACCACAAGTCTTTATTTCTCCTTTGCGGCTACTTTCATAAGAACCAGCCCAATTGTGCATTTTCCAAATCTCAACCGCCCCGCCTTTTGTTAGGTCAAGATATTTTTTAGTTTCATATTCAATTTGATCATTGTCCAATATTAAATGGTATGAAGATACAATCGTATTTTTTGCATAATCTCGCATTGTATACATATTTTCTAGCACATGATTAAATGCCAAGCTATCCATCCATTTAAAGTATAATTTTGCGTTATAGCCAATTATAGAAAACCTATAAAAATCAAGACCAGCATTAACGCAATCTTTCATAAATTGACCATGCATCTTATATCCATTGCTAAATATGTAAGCTTTTGCATTATATTTTTTTACTAAATCAATATATTTTGGTAAATTATTATTAAGAGTAGCCTCACCAGAACCTTCTAAATTGACTACACAAGGACGCATTTGCTTTAACATATCTTCAAAAGTTTCGAGTGACATTTTTTTTAGAAAAGACTTATCACGCCCTTGATTTGTTTGTGGACACATTGAGCATGAATAGTTGCAACCACCATTTACCTCTATGACTGCCCTATCAATAAACATTTATTTCTCCAACATTTTTTCTAATGTATCTAAAAACTCTACACTGCATTGAATATTACAATCAACACATGGCTTCATGTCTCTTTTGCCTTTTACTAATCTATTCCTGTATTCTTTTAATCTTTTGTTGTGTGTAGTGTGTTCTTTTATTGAGGTTTTAAATATATTACCCAGCACCTCAATGTCCTTCCATACATCGCAACATAAATTATAGTTTCCCTGCCAATCAATATACACAACTTCAAATGGCTTGTGACACATGCCCCCATATCTGGGGTGGTAATAATCTGGCTCTGGATAATCTTGGTCTGGTATATAGCCAGATCGTGTCTTCCAATTTCTACTACTTGCATCTTTTTTATCTTTGACACGAAAATGCGGATATTTTTTTTGAACATCAACAGGATTTGCTGGATTTTCTTCATAAATATTATGAACAACATAATCCATTTGTTCAATTAATGGTAAATATTTGTCTAACCATTTTCCATTTGTATTTATTTCAAGCTTAACATCAGCAACTTTTCTTAAATCTAATAATTTTTGCAGTATTACATCAAAATATTTATTTAAAGTTGGCTCACCGCGCCCTGCAAGCTGTATATATATAGGTTGGTTTAATTCTTTAATTTGCTTAACTATTTCATCTACAGTTTCTGGTGTCATATGATAATTAAGGTTTGGATATCCATGACCTCTTGGGCAAAACGTGCATGTATAATTACACAATTCAGTTAAATTTAATTCTATATATTTAAGAAATTTGTTCATAATCTCTAGGTCTTTCTAAGAATTGATTGATGGTTATTCTTAGTTTACCTTTAGGACAATCATAGTCATGCCATGTAACCCCATCTATGGCGGCAAATATAAAGGCTGTGTTAGGCTTCCATTCTATCTGCTTTGAGTAGCTTTTATCTTCATTATATAAGTATGTCCCATTATTGCTTTCTGGCTCTACATATACCACACAAGATAATACTTTTCTTGGCGTTTCATCATGTATTGGATATTTATGTGGTCCTAATAAAAAATTAACTTCCCAAAAAAGCTTTAGGTCATCATGCGGCCTGTGATTTTTTAATATATCTAAATATGAAGTATCAATAGGCCTACTATCAATGCATTTTTGTAATAAAGGGTCATCTGCAAATGGAAACTCTTGTTTTCTAACATTTGCATTAACATTATCTTTTAAAAATCTTTTTGATGCTTTTTTTATTTCTGCAAAAACTTCATCACTGTAATAATTTTCAATAACAATATGTGGCCAAGGCTTTTCATATACTACCATTTATGCACCTCATAATCATTCATATCTTTTTTTTCATATTTCCAAAGCTTTTCAAGTAGTTTTTCGCTGTAATCATCTTTATGAAAATCTATACAAACCCTACCATAAAACCAATTTAACCACTTCATTTTATTTTTTTTAGATACTGCTTTCACATCTAGTATACTATCATCAGTTTTTAAAACTGGAACTATTTCATTTGTCATATTTGGGTCACGCAAAGTACAACATGGCTTATCATGCATTATTGCTTTAAAGGTTACTCCACTATCAACACTTACAACACGATCTGCTTGCAATACCATTTCCTCAGTCCTGTATCCATCAACAAGAATTGTATACTCACTCAAGATACCTAATTTTTTAGCATAATCCCAAAAGTAATCAAAATGTGTATTTCCACCAGCACATGGATGGGTTTTAAAAAGTGTATATGTTTTAGATTTTGTTGCCCAGCTTATATATTTTAAGGTTTCTTTAAAATCTTTACTACCTGTCATCTGTAAGCAGAATAAAGTATAAGGTCTTTCTTTTACAAAAACACCCTCTTGTTGACCATACCTGTCATTTTTTTGCTTTAGAAAATATTCATATGCATTTTCGTTATTGGGTGCATCTTTATAAAATCCCCAATAGGGAAATTGATCTATATATAAACCCTTACTAAAACGCATAAGATGAAAATTAGCATATCCACCTGTATACCTATATTCACGGCACTTTTCTTCCCAATCTATCCTATGAGGCTCTAAATGACCATCTATTGTGTCACCAAACATTTTGATATATTTGAGATTTATTAATTTTTCATCAACACCTTTACGCGATAGATACCAAATTTTGTAATAATCTTTTGGCTCAACATTAACCCTATCGTATAAATCCAAAGCTAAATCGCCTTCCCGAAGTCCACACGCAATGCCAAAGAGGTTTTTCTTTTGTTATTTCAAATTCTCTAGCCGTCCATCCAACATTATCCCAATCTTCATGTATCTGTCCAGTATTTGGGTTTTTGTATTTAAAAACAGCTTTATCAAGTGCAAAAGTATAATATATTCTTGTGCCTAACATATTTGAATTTGTGTGCCAGTACATCGCACTCATAGGGCTATATGCGAATGAATTTGTAACTGATTTAGCTTTGAGTATATTTTTAACTCGAATAATAGATGGCGTTTCTATTTCTTCTGATAATGGCAATCCACATTTTATTGCGCTTTGTATTTCATGGTCAGGCACTTTCCAAGCTGAAAATTCTTCATAACTCAATGGAGTTTTTACTGTGTACCTAAACCAAGTCTTTATTGTATCTTCTATATATTTGCCCAAACAGTCTGTAATTTCTTTTTTTGGGCTGACTTTATTAATCAGCATTCAAATAACCTAAAATGTCTTGCACTTCATCATCAGACAACACACCATCTGACATTATTTCCGTTATTTTTTCCTGTGATATATAATTAGTAGCAATTGATAATAATTGATCATATTCAATACCTCTAGCATTAGGTGGCACAAGTGCGTATTGACGAAACTGCTCTATCAACCATTGCTTTCCACGTTCACTGCTAAGAGATATGTGATGGTCATCTAAATACAAAATGTTATTTTTTTTATCATAAAACATAGAATGCCATTCGTCAGAATTAACCCCCTCAAAGCATTTTTCGTCTATTTCTACTAAAAAAATATCTTCATTTGTAAGCATGCTAGAATGTATTTTACTTTCACCAATTTCTAAAAAGGCTACAGTATTATCTGATTTATTTATAAATGCTCTAACCACTAGCTAAAACTCCTATATTTTTTTCTAAATTTATACCTCGTTTGATTACCACCTTGGTCTATAGGTACTGTCACTACATAACTTGTAACTTCTATATCAACAAGCATCCAAGTATTTAAAGCAAGAATATTACCTAAATGATCTCCTAAATTGGCGTTTGTGCTATTTGAGTCATAATATCCAGAATATAGAACGTCTGAAATTGAACCAGATGAAATTGAAAGTAGAGTTTTTATTTCATCTGCGGTTATTCCAGATGCTAATGCTGGAGTTGTTCCATTCGTTGTGATTGCTGGCGCGGCTGTATTGGTAGCGCCAGTAGCTACACCATCTAGCTTAGACCCATCATTCGAAACATTACGTCCATCTACTGTACCTGTAACTCCTATGTTACCTGTAATAGTTACACCTGTGCTAACAGTTCTTAAACGTTCAGCATTGTTTTCATAGAGTTTAACAAAACTTCTTGTACCACTATAGTCGTGAACCATAGATGTTTCGTTTACCCCATCTGAACCTTCGCCTTGGAAGAATACGTCACCACCAGCATGAGCATAGTTTCTAAAGATAGTATTTGTACCATTAAAGTACATACGGAAGTCGCTTGAGTCGCCAAGCCGAAATTGTTTGTTATCACCTAATAGGGTGTAATTCGTACCCCATTCTTGTGTTTCTGAACCACCATTAACTACTCTGAACTGGTCAGCCGCATGGAACTCAATGTAAGTATTAGTATCACCTTCATGAGTAAGCCTGTTTACACCAACAATATTATTATTGTTCATATCAATTTCATGGCCGTTCATACTTAGAGTATTAGCAACAGTCATGGTAGTGTTGTTTACTTCAAGTCTTTCAACACCACCTGTTGCTACACGCCATTGATCAGCCGCATGGAATTGCATGTATGTATCGGTGTCGCCTGTGTGAATTATTTGATCTGCAACATATAAGTCTGCTACACCAGTAATATTACCTGACACACCCACATTACCGCCAAATTGACTATCACCAGCCGCATTTGAAATTGTAGTTGTATTACGACCTGCCCAACCAGAACTCCAGTTATCAGGTGATGAATTGATTTGTATTCCAGCTTCAGCATTTAAATAAACTTGTTCGCCAGTTTGCCCTGTAGCATAACTACGAGTTTCCCCTGCATTTAATACAAGATGTTGTCCATTTCCAGTATTGAGCTCACCTGTATTTACTCTACCACTAACAGTAAGATTACCAGGACTAACAGTAAGGTTACCCGTAACTGTACCACCAGCTTTAGGTAGTGCGGCGTTGGCTGTTGTATAAGCTGTATCCCAGTTGGCATCTTTTCTAGTACCCGCACCTGTACCTGTTGCTGGTTTAGAGTAAATACCCTCTTTATACATTAGCTTACCATCAGCTAATAAAGTCATATTTGGTTCACTGCTTTCAAAAATAAACGCATTACCAGAGCCATATGAAGAGCCATCTTGATGAACGTATCTAATTGTGCCGTTTTGTGATTGTGCTGTTGCATCACTCATTTTGATATTTACACCAGCACCATTAGTAGCGCTGTATAAACGTAAAGCATCAGTATTATCAGTTATTGTAAGCCTAGCATTAGTTATAGATGTATCACCAGTTATTGTGCCTCCAGCTTTAGGCAAGGCCGCATTAGCTGTGTTGGTTGTGTTTGTTAGTGTCCCATTTCTGGCGGCTATATCTACACCGTCTACTGTGCCTGATACTGTTATGTTTCCTGTAACATCTATTCCAGAGGCAAAGTTAGTATTGTAATTCATATCAA